TCTGGCCAAAGGTGCGTGAGTATTGCGCGCTGCGGATTGAGCTCGCCATCAGTCAGGTGGTCGAGGTGGTCGCCGCCGAGATGGGCATCCCTAAGACCGACGTCCTCGGCTCGGTGGCGAACCGGGTGGCGCCACATGTGGTCGAGGTTCACCCGGTGGACGACCAGCCTCACAAGGACGTGACCAAGATGAACCTCCAGCTCAAGGAGGCGCTAGTCGCACTCCAGCTCAAGGCAGGCATCGAGGCCATGCGGGCGGGTGACCACGTCAAGGCCGGGTCGCACATCGAGATGGTCGAGAGGCTGAAGTAACCGTCGTAAGGGCGGACGCATGACAATCGATCCAAAGTACGCCGGGATTGCGAAAGCGATGGCCGACCAGTGGGGATGACGCCCACGGGGGGCGCGCGTAGGCGTAGCGGTCGGGCCGGGGTGGTGATAGGGTCGCCTCATGGCCTTCACCGGAGGCGGCGGTTCGGCCGCGGCGGCAGCAGCGAGCTCTCAGCTCATCCATGACGAGGGTGCGCGCTCTCGTGACCTGCGCCTGTCGCCTCGGCAGCAGCTCCTCGATCGACGGTGGGCGTACTACCGCACCGAGCAGTACAACAACCGTTCGGTTGCCTGGGACGGCTCGAAGGCCGTCGGCCAGGTCGAGTACGACTCAATCGCCCTAGCTGGCTACGTTCCGCCCGGCTTCTACATCTCCTCGTCGGAGACGCTGCCGATCAAGTTCCGCCGCCCGTCGGCCCCCTACCATTTGGTGAAGGTCATCGTCGACCGCTTCACCGGACTCCTGTTCGGCCAGAAGCGCCACCCGCGTATCGATGTCGACGGCGACCCCGACAGCGAGGACTTCCTCAACGCCGTCGCCGAGGTGGGCCGGCTCTGGCACACCTTCATGCAGGCCCGCGCCTTCGGCGGCGGCACCGGCACCGCGGTCGTCGGCTTCAAGCTGCTCAACGGACGCCCGGTGTTCGAGGTGTTCGACCCTCGCTGGTGTCACCCCAAGTTCGCCGACCGGGCGGCGCTGGTGCTAGCCGAGCTCGAGTACCGCTACACGTTCCCGCAGGAGCGGCGCGACCCCGAGACAGGCGAGTGGGTCGAGGTCCAGATGTGGTATCGCCGCGTCGTCGACCAGACCACCGACACCATCTTCAAGCCGGCCCCGGTGCAGCGTGACGGTCGTGACCCGACGTGGGAGGTGACCGCGTCGGTCACCCACAACCACGGGTTCTGCCCGATCGTCTGGATCCAGAACCAGCCCAACATCACCGACCTCGACGGAGACCCGGACTGCATCGGAGCCTACGACATGGTCGAGGCGATCGACCGGCTGAACGCGCAGTCCGAGCGTGGCATCTTGGCGAACTGTGATCCGACCGTCGTCATCTCCACCGACGCCGCCATGGGCGAGGTCCGCAAGGGCTCGGCTAACGCAATCAAGATGCCGGCCGGAGGCTCGGCCCAGTACATGGAGATGAACGGCTCCGGGATCCAGCAGGCCCGCGAGCAGGCCGGGGTCTACAAGGACAACGTCCTTGAGGTCGCGCAGTGCGTCCTCGAGCAGCCTGACGGCCAGAAGACGGCCACCGAGGTCGTCCGCAACTTCGCTGCCATGCTGGCCAAGGCCGACACGCTGCGCGAGCAGTACGGTGAGATCGGCGTCAAGCGCCTGCTCAACATGGTGCTCACCGCCGCCGCCAGGCTCACCAAGCCGCGCACCGAGGGCGGGGCGATCGTGCGCTCCACCTTCACGCTGCCGAAGAAGCTGGGGCCTGGCCCCAACGGCAAGAAGGTCCTGGTCGACCAGAAGCTCGGACCGGGGCCGTACCAGATCCAGCTCACCTGGCCCCCCTACTTCGAGCCCGACATCAACGACGCGAACAACGCGGTGCAGGCCGCCGTCGCGGCCAAGACCGGCGGGCTGGTGGACGACCACCACGCCAGCAAGCTCGTCGCGCCGTACTTCCAGATCGAGGACGTCGGCGGGCTCGTCGACAAGATGACCGAGGCCGCGGGCAAGGTGCAGGGCGGCTTCGACGACATGGCGATGGCTGGCCCGAGTGCGGCCGACCGTGGGGAGACCGAGCCCGCGCCGGACCAAGGGGGTGCCACCGCCCAGCCCGGCTCGACCGAGGCGAAGGACCCCGCCCCCGCCCTCAATGGCGCGCAGGTCACCGCGCTCCAAGAGGTCGTGGCCTCAGTCGCTCGCCGGGAACTGCCGCGCGACTCGGCCGTGCAGCTCATCATCGCCTCGTTCCCGATCACCGAAGAGGCGGCAGACAAAATCCTCGGGGAAGTCGGTAAGACCTTCTTTGCAGCGGAACCGGCCGCGCCGACCGGGTGGGGTAAGTAGCCATGCCGCCGTCGATCAAGGGTATCGTCGACTACATCAAGGCCAACCCCTTCAAGGTGGGCGCGGCGGCTGGTGTAGCCGCGTCGGTCTACAAGCACCGGCACGATGACGAGGACAAGGCGCAGGCGAAGGCTGAGGAGCGGGACAAGGCATCCAAGGAGGCCGCTGCCCGTGCCAAGAAGGCGTCACAGTACGACGCCGATGCACTCGCGGCGGACTACCAGACCAAGCTGGCCGCCCTCAAGAAGAAGGTCCTTGACGCCGAGCAGGCTCTCGAGGACGCGCACAACGAGCTGGACGAAGTCGCAGACGAGGCCAAGAAGGCCGGCGTGAAAGTGGGCAAGTAACATGATAGTCAATCCGAAGAAGATCTCTGCGATGGTAGGTGGGAAGAAGGGCGTAGGTAACCCCCAGAAGGACCAGATGATGGCCGCGCTCGACAAGGCCGAGCAGCAGCTTGCAAACGCGATGACCAGTCTCTCGGCTGCGATGAATGCCGCTGGTCCGCGTCGCTCGGCGATCAAGGAAATCTACGAGATGGTCAACCACGTCAATGGCATGCTCACCGAGTTCCATCTGAGCTGATGTCTCCAGATCAGCAACTCGCGCTAGCTGCGCTCGATCCGAACGCCGCCATCAAGGCGGCTGTGGTCGTTGTGCTCGTACCCCAGACCGCTGCACAGGCTGAAGCGGTTGTGGGGCGCGAGGCTCGTGAGGTGCGCTTGCGCGGGCTGACCATGGCGGTTGAAGTCGACCCGCCGGTGCCGTACAAGCGATGGCGGTTCTTCATCTTCTACCAGCTCGTGCGTCTCGCGGCCTGGTTCTATCCGTTCAAATTCGAGATCTACCGCACGGCCCAGCCCAGCGACGAGGAGTAGTCACATGGCCATCCCGACCAAGAAGATCATCGCGCTAGTGAACAAGGGGAAGGGTCCGCTCAGGCCGATCTCCTCGAGCCCCATGAAGGCATCCGGCTCCGCAACGATCCACCTCGTGGGCCCTGACAAGCTCGAGGTCAAGCTCTCCGAGCCGAAGGACATCGGCTTCGCCGTCGGGTTCATCAAGGACGCGGGGCTCAAGATCGTCTCCGCCTCGACGGGGTCTATCGTTGTCGATGCCCCGGACCAGCGCGGTATCAGCCCCAAGCTCCGCCTCGCACTCGTGAAGGCGGGCCTCTCGCACGGATGATCAAATGATGAAGATTGACCCGAAGCTAGCACTCGATCGTTTGCACGACAAGGTCGTGTTGAAGGCGTTCAAGTTCTAGTGATCATCGCCGTCGACTTCGACTCGGTCGCGACTCGCATCGGGCCTGACCTGCTCTGCATCGCGGGCGCTCGCGAGTCCCTGGCCGCGCTCAAGAAGGCCGGTCATGTCCTCCTGCTCTGGTCACCGCGCACCAACCGGGCTCGGCAGCACCTCGCGGAGTTCGACCCGCTGGTGCGGGCTGGCGTCACCGGCGACGCGCAGGACGACGCCAGCCGCGCGTCGTGGGCCGCAGCCGACCGGGAGATGCGCGCCTTCGTCGACGAGTACCTGGCCGGCTATTTCGACGCGATTGACGACGGGCGCCAGGGGTGCCCCTGCGTCGACCTGTGGGTGATGGCCCGGTCGGTGTCGGTCACGGACCGGGCCGGTTGGGCCGCGCTCTCCGGGCTGTACGGCGAGCCCTGATGTGATAGGGTCGGGTCACCCATGGCTGTCGACCCAAGGAAGATCAGCGCCCTCGTCGGTGGGAAGCCGGCGTTGAAGGGTAGCCATGAAGAAGCCAAGCTCACCGCCCCACCAGCCGGCGTCTCCTACTTCGGAGATACGGTGATGATCGGTGGTGCGCGGCCGGCACTCGAGGACAACAACGGTCGTGCGAAGCTCGCCGCGGCTGATGCGTGGGCCAAGGCCAACGGCGGCCACATCGTGTGGGGTGGAGGTTCGCGCGCCAATCTTGGCGACAGCGGCAAGTTCGTTAAGGGCCCCGGCCCCGGTTGGCGGGAGCAGGTCAGCAAGTTCCACGATCTCGGAGGTCTCAAGTGAACAACCTGAACAAGACCCGTCGCAACCTCAACCCGATCGTCCACCGGACCAAGCTATTCGGTGGTGTGCAGACCGCGCAGGAGGTCCACGCCAAGCTGGCCTTTCGCCAGCCGTGCCAGGCGCCGGGCTGCAAGAACCTGCCGATCGTTCAGGCCAAGATGTTCATGCTGCACGACGACTTCATCGCGCAGTGCCCCAAGATGGCCGCGGCCATCGCGCTGACCAACCCCGACGGCTCGCGCACCATCCCGTGCGTCCCGATGACCTTCGGGCCGATGGTCATGTTCTCGAAGGTCGCCGCCTGCCGGTCACACCAGCGTGAACTCGAGCAGGCTGCCGCACGCGCGCCGAGCTACGTCCTTGTCGAGATCGATCGCGGCCCCGGCGCCGACAAGCCGATGGTGCAGGTCTCGCGCTCCATCCACGTCTGAGGAGATCTCATGTCGAACGCCATCGTCCCAGTCAGCGCCGCCGGAGTTCCCGTCACCCTCGACGGCTATGGCTGGGCGACGCTCGTCCTCGGCACGACGTACTATTTCGAGCTGCGCCGCGAGGACAGCGCGTCGGTGTTCTCCCAGTCGTTCCACGCGCAGTGGGATGCCGCGATCATCCTTACCGGTGTTGTCCCTCACGACACGAACCAGGGCGACGCGACCGCGTTCTCACCGACCACGGCGGGGCTGTGGATCCCGGAGAACACGGCCGGCGCCGTGGTCCCGACGATCAACGGGACCCTCGCCGCGTCCACGATCTCGACGGCCGGTGGTACCGCTGGTGGCGCGGTCTGGAACCTCAACCTCGCCTCGGCCCGCCAGCGTCTTGCGGTGGTCGTTGGCGCGACCGGGGGCAAGTTCCGGGTGACCGGCAACGTCCGCCTGTTCAGGTGAGCCGTCCCCTCTCGCTCAAGCAAGCGGGCCAGGCCCACGGCGAGCGCCTCAACCGGCTGCTCGATCGCGGCGGTGCTGCACGCCTGAAGAAGCTCTACGACCAGGCTGAGGCAGAGCTCCAGGCCAAGCTCTCCAAGGCCATCGGCCGTGGGGCCGCCCCACTCACCATCGCGCAGCACCGAGCGATGCTGCTCCAGGTGAAGCAGGGCATGATCGACATCGCGAACCGTCTCGGTGCCGAGCTCGGGAAGGCGACGCAGGACACCCAGCGCGACGCCATGCACGGCCTCATCGGCGACATGCGCGGAGTCGAGAAGCACACCAGCGGGCGCGACACGATCGTCCCGGTCGAGGAAGCCTCACGCTTCGCTGGCGTCGTCGACCGCAAGAAGACCAGCCTGCTCGCGCTGAACAAGCGATCGATGCAGGCATGGGGCAAGCACGCCGTCGGCAAGATGGAACAGCAGCTCGCGCTGTCGCTGGCGACCAACGAGACCGGCCACGAGGCCATCGACCGCATTCTCAAGGCCGTCGACATGGAGTGGTGGCGGGCCGAGCGCATCGCCCGCACCGAGCAGGCGTGGGCCTACAACGCGACCCAGCTCGACGCCGTGAAGTCCATGCAGCAGGACTTCCCCGACATGATGATGCGGTGGTGCGAGCTCGTCGATGACTGGACGCTGACCAAGCTCGACGACCGCGTCGGCAACGACTCCGTCGCCCTCCACGGCCAGGTCGCCCCGGCCGCTGGGCTATTCTACTTCCCCAAGAATCCACCACTCCCCGTCGGAGATTGGTTCGCCGGGAAGTCTTGGGCGCACCCTCCGAACCGCCCCAACGATCGTGCCGTGCTCCAGCCCTGGAGACCGCACTGGGGCGGCTTCGCCTGGCAGATAGTCAACGGGCGCAAGGTCATGGTCGGCGGGCCACCGCCATAGTTGCACCAGCCGGCCTGCGCGTGATACGCCTAGACCACCTCGAGAGGACTCACGATGATCAACCCGAACAAGCTCAAGACCCTGGTCGACGCCCACGCCTCCGGCCCTACCGGCAAGCCGATGCCGCCGGCCGACGAGTCCGACGATCCCTCCGAGGAGGAGGGCGAGGACGACGAGCCGGTCGATCAGGCCGCGCGCGGTCACGCGCTGATCCAGCAGTGGGCCGACTTCGGCGCCGCTCTTATGGAGAGCGCGGACGAGCTCATCGAGAACGCTGGCGAGGGTACCGATGAGGAGACTGTCGGTGACTCGGTCGACCGGATGCCCGACGACCTTCAGGAGGGCTTCGCCAAGTTCGTCGCCAAGCTCCCCGAAGAGGACTGCGAGGCTGTCGCGACCGTCCTCGCCGCCGAGAGCGGCGCTGACGTCCACGCGCTGTGCGCCTACCTGCTGGCCGCTGGCAAGTGGGCCGGCGAGAACCTCGACGCGGGCGACGCCCCCGAGGACGGCGACACCGCCGAGGCTGGCGAGCCCTCAGCCGACCACGCCGCGACCGAGACCCCGGTGGGCCTGGTCGAGTGAACGAGATCGCCGCCAAGCGCGTACATCGCGAGACGGACGGCTACGAGACCCCGTCCGGCGCCCCCTCGAAGGAGGAGGCCATGGCTGCGGTGAAGACGCTCATCCGCTGGGCCGGCGACGACCCCGATCGTGAGGGGCTGCTCGAGACCCCGGCCCGCGTCGTCAAGGCGTACCGCGAGCTGTTCCGTGGCTACGCCGAGGACCCGGCCGCGCACCTCGCCAAGACCTTCGAGGACGTGGACGGCTACGACGAGGTCGTGCTGCTACGCGATATCGAGTTCGAGTCGTACTGCGAGCACCACATGGTGCCGATCATCGGCGTTGCCCATGTCGGCTACGTCCCAACCGATCGTGTCGTCGGGCTCTCCAAGCTCGCCCGCGTGGTCGACGCCTTCGCCAAGCGACTTCAGATCCAGGAGAAGATGACCTCGGAGATCGCGCACACCATCTGGAGTGTGCTCAAGCCCCGCGGTGTCGGAGTGGTCCTCGAGGCCGAGCACCAGTGCATGTCGACGCGCGGGGTAGGCAAGAAGGGCGTGACGACCACGACCTCCTGCCTCCTTGGGATCTTCCGGGACGACCACTCCGCAAGAGCAGAGTTCATGTCCCTCATCCGTCCCCGTTGACAGGCTGGTATCCTGTCGCGTAGCGTGCCACACTCAAGAGGGTCATCATGGACAAAGCCAAGATCTTGCCGCTGCCTGGGAACAGCTCGAAGGAAGGAAACTTCTACGAGCAGCAGTCCCCGGCCGGTCCGTCGGCGAATCCAGATGGCAGCCTCGGCTTCGGCGGCTTGAAGCCGTCCAAGTCCGTCGAGAAGCCCCCTTTCAAGATCACCGGAGGTCGCTAGCCATGGCCGGATCGCTCCGCAACTCGCGCACCCAGGCGCTCAAGATCGGGACCGACAAGAGCGGCTTCCCCAAGGACGTCCCCTACAACACCGACGCTGGTATGCCGCAAGCCGCTGTCGGCTCCGGGCATTACCGCGAGTCGGTGACCCCTCCCGCCCCTCCCACGCTTCCCCCGCAGCCCAAGCCTTTCAAGGTCGGCTGATCACCCCGCCCGACCAGGAGCCAAGACCATGCCGACCAACAGCAACGACGAGAGCAACGTGGGCCAGTCGGCCCAGTACAAGGACGTCACCGACAAGTACGACGCCGAGCACGGCAAGTACAAGTCGAACGTCGATCCGGGCGTGCCCCCGGTGAACAGCAAGCCGGCGGCGAAGGATCCTTCGCCGTTCAAGATCGGTTCGATCTGATCCCTCGGCTTCGATGAGCGATCTCTTCAAGCTCGAGGGTTGCTGGTCCGCGGGTGAGTCCTGCGGGCTCGGCAACGGCTGTGGCGCCCCCTCCTGGGAGGCGTCGTTCTGCGAGTCGATGTACCTCGCGCAGAAAGAGTCGTCGACCTACACGCTGGCCGCAGACCCAGCTGTCCCGGTCGCGTTCGGCGGTGTCACGGACGCCAACGTGGTCATCATCACGTCCGACCGGAAGATCATGCTCACCGTCACCAGCGCCGACGGTACCGCGCAGACCATCCCTTGCGATGGGCTGACGGTTCTGATCAGCGAGACTGTCCCATTCACGGCCATCACCCTGACACGGGTCCCGGCCACCGAGACTCGCGTGAGGGTCTTCCTCGGCGAGAAGACCACCTGACCCTCTCTCCACCAGGAGCCAAGCTATGACCACGTCTGTCGCCCCGACCCTCCAGAACACGCTCGACAAGGGCAACCTCATCAACCTCGCGGACATCGCCCGCAAGATGCACCTCGGCACCATGCTGACTCCGCTGAAGCGCACCTTCAGTGGGCTCACCGCCGCCGCCTCGTTCGACCTCACGGCGATCGACGGTACGGGTGAGACCGTCGGCGCGAGCAACGCCAACCGTCTGGCCGCGCTCCTGGTCGGCCCACTGCGCGTGACCGCGTCGGGTACCGCCAACTCGGTGGGCTCCTACGCCATCACCGACACGGCCGGCACCGTGCTGACCCCGACCGCTGGCGCCAACGTCGGCCTCGCGAAGATCAGCGACGACGGCAAGACCCTGACCTTCGTCACCACGGTGACGGCGTTCACCGTCCAGTACATCCCGCGGTCGCTGACCGACATGACCACGGCTGACGGCGCCCTCGACGGCGCCCCGTGAACCCATGGGAGGTGACCTGGCGATTCTGCTGGGTCACCTCCCCCTCTCCCTCAAGTCCGCGACCCTTCTCACTGGTGTCTTCCAGTAGCTCTCGGAGCCCGACAACGCCTACGACGGCGGTAAAAAGTCGGTCAACGGGACTCAGGAGCGACGAAAGCGCCAATGCCGACCGAACAAATCGACCAGCCAGCTACGACGCCCATAGGGGCACCTCCACAGCCGATCAACCAGCCGACCAACGCCGGGGCCGTGAGCATCATCGATGCCCCCGACCTCACCGCCGAGGAGCCACCGGACGATCAGGAGGACAAGGTCCATCGAGTCAAGCATAGCGACTTCAAGCGCATCAAGGATGACAGCCGGGCGAAGGGTAAGGCGGAAGCCTTGTCCGAGCTCGAGCAGGCGGCGAAAGCCGCTGGCTACGAGTCCCTGAACGACGCCATGAAGAATCTCAAGGAGCTCAAGACGATGCTGGCGCAGGCCGGAACCGTTGTCGAGCCTCAGCAGACCACCGCCGTGCCCCCACTCGAGAAGACCCCACCCTCAGCTACGGAGACCAAGCCCGCCATGCCGACGACCCCCGACCCCAAGACCAGCAAAGAGCTCCAGCGTCTCACCGACGAGAACGCGCGCCTCACCGAGGAGCGCGCTCGCGAGCGGAAGAACTGGCGGGCCGAAGAGCGCAAGCGCCGGGAGTACCAGCGCCAGCTCGACGCCAAGGATGCCGAGATGGGCCTCCGCGAGGAGATGTACCAGTTCGGTGTCACCGACGTGGACTACGGTCTGCGTCTGCTGACCAGGGAGCTCGAGGGCAAGTCGGAGGATGAGATCAGCGCCTTCGATCGGAAGGCGTTCTTCGATGGGGTTCGTGGCCAGCGCCCGTACCTGTTCGGCGAGAAGGTCACGGCAGCCACCACCGGCACCAACGGCGCTGACGCTACCGGCACCGCGCCGGCCGCGCCCGCTCCGGGGGCTGCCGCTGGTGCTGCCGCCGCGGCACAGCAGTTCAACGCACGCGACGCCAAGCCGACCGACGTGCAAGCTCGACTCAAGGCCCTCGGCCTCAACCCGCACCTCTGACACCCTTCCTACTATCAACCCACCGGGTGCTCTGGTAGAACAGACTCACCCTCTCATCAGGAGACTACCAGATGCCCGACTTCAGTACGATCAGCCAGGCGCCCGAGATCCGGGCGCTGGTTCAAGAAAACCTCCTCGAGCGCGCCTTTCACGACGCGCTCTTCCCCCGCCTGATGTTCCGTGCCGAGGCCCAGCCGCAGAGCTGGCCCGACAACGTCGGCGACGCGATGGTGTTCACGGGCACTGGCCTGATCACCCCGAAGATGCGCCCGCTGACCCCTGGCAGCGATCCGGGTCCGTCGACCTACCAGTCCGAGCAGTGGAGCGCGCAGCTCCAGCAGTACGCGGACTCGATCGACACCCACATGCCGACGAGCATCACCGCCATCGCCAACCTGTTCCTGCGCAACGCGCAGCAGCTCGGCCTGTCGGCTGGCACCTCGCTGAACCGCATGGTGCGCGATCGCATCGGCAACGCCTCGGAGTCGGGTAACACCGTCGCCGACGGTGCGCAGGGCCCGCTCACCACGCTGCGTGTGAAGCGCCTCAACGGCTTCACCACCGCTCGTCGCCCCGACCTCGCGGCTGGTTCGCCCGTCCGCTTCGCAGCGGTGTCGGCCAACAACCCGCTGAAGATCCTGACCGGCGCCGCCCTGACCGCCAACACCGTCGTCGGGTTCACCCCCGACACGGCTGGTGACGAACTTGGACCCGGCGTGCTCACGCTGTCGGCTGCCGCAACGGTCATCGACCGCGACCCCGTCCTGGCGCTCGACCGCACCTCGGTGGTGCGCATCGGCGGCGGCACGCGCACCGACGACATCTCGTCGGGCGACATCCTGACCCTGGCCGGGCTCCGCACTGGTGTCTCGCGCTTCTGGTCGCAGAACGTCCCGGAGATGCCGGACGGCCGCTTCCATGCGCACATCGACCCCGTCGCGCAGAACCAGATCTTCTCGGACGCCGAGTTCCAGCGCCTGCTGACCTCGCTGCCCGACTACTACATGTACAAGCAGTTCGCGATCGGCGAGATCCTGAACACGGTCATCTTCCGCGACTCGGAGAACCCGACCTCGGACACGGTCATCGGTGGCGACACCGCGACCTTCTCGCTGGACGACCCGTTCGCCCCCGAGCTCTGGTCGAATGGTAGCGCCTCAACTGGCGTGCCGATCCACCGCGTGCTGATGACTGGCCAGTCGGCCATCTTCGAGTACTACCAGGACCTCTCGGGCCTGATCACCGAGGCCGGCGTCACCGGCAAGGTCGGTCAGCCGACCATCAACAACAACGGCATCGACGTGATGTGCGACCGCATCCAGCTCATCATCCGGGCGCCGCTCAACCGGCTCCAGGACATGGTGTCGACGAGCTGGAAGTTCATCGGTGACTGGCCGGTCCGCACCGACGTCACCACGGGCGACGCGGCCCGCTACAAGCGGGTCTTGTCCATTGAATCAGGCGCCTGAGCCCCGGCGGGTGAGAGCCCGCCGACCGTTTCTGTAGGCCCCGAGCTCGGCATGAGCCGGGGCCTTCTCTGCATCCAAGGAGACAGCATGTCGAAGGCCAAGTACGATCCGCTTGAGGCGGCGAAGGTTCCAGTCGCGGGCGATGTCCCCGAGCCCAAGGAGGACGCACCGCCGGCCCCGAAGCCCGCCATCGACCAGCGCAAGGCCCAGGCTGCGTCGGCTGCGCCGGCTGCCAAGATCTATCGGGTGCTGGAGTTCAAGAAGCTCGGCATCTGGGGTCAGCTCGTCTACCTCAACGTCGGGGACGAGCTCAGTGAGGCTGGCTACGGCGGTCCCGACGGGATCGCCAAGCTGGTCGCGCAGGGCGTGAAGCTCGAGCTGGTGCGCTGACCATGGCCGTCGACCCGAAGAAGATCGGCGCGATGATGGGAACCCCGCGTGTACCAAGCCAGACGAAGATTCGTCCAGAGGAGGCGCACGCCCAGGGTCAGACCAAGCTCAACCTTCTTCGCACGAAGCTCGACCTTCTCAACAAAGAGAAGGACAAGCTCGACGAAGAGATCCGGGTGACAGAGCAGGACTACAAGCGGCTCGCCCGCGCCTACGGATTCACAGTCGGTTACTAACCCGGGAGTCTGATCGATGAGCTTCAGCCTCGTAGAGAAGTCCCGCATCCGGTACCACCTCGGGTACTTGGAGGTCTCGCCTGCGCCGTCGATCACCTTCGGCGTCCCCGCGCTGACGCAGACCAACTTCCTCGTTGAGCGTGCGATCGATCTCGTCCTCTACGAGGCCGAGGACCGGGTGCGTAAGCTCGTCGACGTTCTTGACGTCATCGAGTGCCGCATGATCGACGCGCAGCAGTACCTCGTGGCGAGCCAGCTCGACTCGCTCCAGATCCGCGCCGACCACATCGACAAGCTCGAGGACGAGTACAGCCGGTGGGCGTCCCGCCTGGCGGACATTCTCGGCTGCCCGCTCTATCCCGGCTCGTCCAAGTTCCGCAAGCTGTTCCGCGACGTGGGGTCGGGCTCGATCCCGGTGCGAGGCTGATCGATGACGAAGGTGGACCCCAAGAAGATTCGCGCATTCATGCGTGGGCAAGATCGTTGGTCGGGGCGTGATATAGGCGGCGACAAGGACATCAAGCAGTCATCCGACGCTGCGGTTGCGCGCAACGCGGCGAAGCATGCCGCTGCAAACGAGGCTGCCGCCGAGGGGCTGCGGGCGCTCATCGCCAAAGCTGCCTCGGCTGTTCGATCAAGAAACCGTTCGGCCTACGACAGCCTCCGCTCGAAGTTCAAGTCAGGCTCCGCGACGATGCCGTCGAAGATGCTGGTCGACTTGAAGTTCCCGGAGTGGGACTGATCGATGTCCTGCGGCTGCGGATGTGGTAGCGCGGGCGGCTGTCAGAAGTACGCCGTCGCGACACCGGGCCTTCTCAAGCAGAGCCTGATGACCAAGCTCATCCCGGTCGCGGACTCGCTGCGCAACCTCATCACCGTGCTCGGCGATCGGCCGTACCGGGTCCAGCTCGTCCGCACGCGCTTCGCCTCTGGCACTCGCGGGCGCGGCCCGGAGAGCGTCGTGTTCGTCCGCGACATCCTCCCGACCCCGCTCGTCGTCGACATGACCTCGCTCACCGAGATGGTGACGCCGATCGGCGTCAACGAGCAGGGTACCGTCCAACTCCAGGAGATCAGCGGTCGCTACACCGAGGACGAGCTCATCGGAGTCGACGCGGTTGGTAACGTGCCCGGCCCGGCCGACTGCGTGTACTACGAGATCCAGTTCTACCGTCGCGACGGCCTGCCCGCCGAGAAGCGGCGCTTCGTCAAGCAGTCGGCGCCGTACTACAAGGCGTCCGGCTTCCAGTGGAACATCACGCTGGTCAACGCGAACGAGAACCGTGAGCGGGATGGGACTCCCGCCGGATGAGCTCCATCGTCTACACGGCCAAGACGCTTGGGAAGTACCTCCGCGGGCTACGAACCGGGCTACTCAAGGCGGCGAAGAAGGGCTTGGTCAGCGGTGCCGCTCGCGGTGTGACCATCGTTCAGGCGTCGGCCGTCGCGGTCGGGGCCGTCAACACGGGCGCATACCGGGCTCGCTGGCGTTGGATCCGCATCTCTGGTGGTGGCGTGGCGATCACCAATTCATCTAAGTACGCCGACGTTCTCGAGGACGGCCGACGTGCCGGGGCTCGGCCGCCCCCACTCAAGGCGATCGAGAAGTGGGCGATGCGCAAGCTCGGGCTCACCGCCAAGC